GCGGCATTTTTTAGGACTCGTAGACCGCGTTGCAAGTGCAGCGGCAAGCGGGAGAGTTAATAACGAGGTGTTGAAGTTTGTTCGCGTTGACGCTAGCGAGCGTTTGACAGTGCAGGCTACTGACGGCGAAGTCTCTATCGTCGTTGATGGAGATGCTGAAATTGAGCAAGCAGGATCAGCGTTAATCGATCCAGTTAAGTTTGTCGCGTTGGTCAAGGAATCGACATCGGAATCAATCACGATTGAGGCAACGGATAGCGGTATCAACGTCACGGCGGGCAAGTCTCGTTTTTCATTGCCGGCGGTATCAGCGGATCAGTTCCCTCGTTGCAAGCGAATCGAAGGTGATTGGATCACTACACAAGCGGAGCAGCTAATCGGAGCGATCAACCGAACCAAGTTTGCTTGCGATACCGATAGCACTCGATACCAGCTTGGCGGAGTGCTTATCGAAACCGGCGAACAGCTTACCCTCGTTGCAACTGACGGGCGAAGGCTCTCGAAGATTTGCATTGACGCGACAAACGGCAAAGATGGATCATCGGCTATCGTCCCTCACAAGGGACTTGCTGCGATCGTTAAAGCGATCAGCGGAGCGTCTGACGTAAATGTACATATCTCGAAAAACTCCATCTGTGTAGCAACCGAAGCGGCCTACGTCGAATCGCGAATCATCGAGGGGAGATTTCCAGCGTACGATAAGTGCATCCCCGCGATGGAGTCGATGAAGTTTATCCCAATCGAAGCCGGGCCGTTTGTCTCGGCGATGCGTCAAGCCCTTGTTGTTGCCAATGCCGAACACAGAGCGGTGACGCTTGCGTTTACGCCCGGCGAACTTGGCATCAGTGCCAAGGCTAGCGATGTGGGCGTAGTTGACACCTCGATGCCCGTTGATACATCGGAGACGATCACAACGATCATCGATGGACGATTCGTTGCTGACTTTGCCGAGCGTTGCGGAAGCGATGAGGTGTTTGAGTTGCGTTTGAAGAGCGAATCCGAACCAGCGGTGTTTATCGCTGGGCAGTGGACGTATGTTGTGATGCCAATGGCAAGGAGTTAAAGCATGGAGTCGATAAAGTTAATCAGAGACGAGTTGGCACACATCAAGTCGCTGTCCGACACGGTTTTCCTGAGAGCCTTAAAAGATAGAGACGAGTTTGCGAAGATGCGAATCGAGATCGCAAAACTCAACTCCATCATCGACGAACTGCGAGACGAAAACGAGCTATTGAAGCGAGAAGCGAAAGGCGGTGAATCATAACAACAACAGCTAAGCGAATCCGCGTCAATCGTTGCTCTCGTTGCAGCTTGGATAAGGGCAGTAACCAAAAGTATTGCAGCGATTGCCAACGAGCAAAGCAGCGAATCTTCGAAGCAATGGAGTCGAATAAACAACGGATAGCAGACGAGCGAAAGCGGCTTGCAATCCGCGAACTGTTTATCCGTCAGCTAATCTCCGATATGCGGAGCGAGATGACGCCGATCATTCGAAGCGTTAAGACGAACAAGGTAGACAGTTACGGCGTGACCGTCTACGAAAAAAAGCAATTTGGTTGGCGTTGCAAGAGTTGCGGCGTCAGTTGCGAAAAACAATGTTGCGTAGTTTGCGAAAGGGAAGTGAAGTGAAGTACGAAGAGTTTATTTCATCGAAACGCAGGGCGATTCCCTCGCTCGGATTCGATGTTAAGGATAGGGAGTTGAATCCCAAACTGATGGACTGGCAAGCGAGGGTAGTTAAATGGGCGTTGCGTCGAGGCCGATCAGCGTTGTTTGAAGATTGCGGACTCGGGAAGACGTTTCAGCAACTTGAATGGTCGAGGCTTGTCCACAAAAAAACCAAGATGCCTGTTGTTGTGCATTGTCCGGTTGGCGTCAGGTCGCAGACCAGGGCGGAATCGGAGAAGTTCGGCATCAAGTGCAAGGTGGCTGTAGTTGACGATCCGTCAGAGATCATCGACGGCATTAACCTAGTCAACTACGAAAAGCTTCACAAGTTTGACGGCATCAAGTTCGGCGGTGTTGTTCTCGATGAGTCAAGTATCCTCAAAGGGATGAATAGCAAGACGCGGGAACTACTGACGAATCGCTACGCTGATGTTGACTACCGACTAGCTTGCACTGCTACGCCAAGCCCAAACGACACGATGGAGCTTGGAAACCATGCCGAGTTCCTTGGGGTGTGTCAAGCAGGTGACATGCTTAACAGGTTTTTCTACCATGACTCAAGCGATACATCTAACTGGGTCTTAATGCCTCACGGCAAAAAAGACTTTTGGAGTTGGGTGTCTCAATGGGCCGTATGCATTGGTAAGCCAAGCGACATCGGCGGAAGCGATGAAGGGTTTGTATTGCCTGAGTTGCGAGTGCATAGGCACGTTGTCGAGTCGGCTGATGCACCTTGCGAGGGTGCTTTGTTTAGCACTCGCGGCATCACGGCTACGAGCATCCACGAAGAAAAGCGGATGACTTGTGCAATGCGATCAGCAAAGGCGTCGGCACTGGTTAACGCTGATGAATCGCAATGCATTGTCTGGTGCGATACCGACTACGAATCAACGGAACTTGTCAAGCTTATTGGAGAGTCCGTCGAGGTTAAAGGATCAATGACATCGCAACAAAAGATTGAAGCGTTTGATGCGTTCGCAATCGGCAAGGTTAAGACGATCATAACCAAGCCATCGATAGCGGGCATGGGCCTTAACTGGCAGCACTGCAATCGGATGGTATTCGCAGGGCTTAGCTACTCGTTTGAGCAATACTATCAAGCTGTGCGAAGATGCTGGAGATTCGGACAGGTTAATCCGGTGGACGTGCATATCGTCATCGCGGATAGCGAATCGGCGATCACGTCGGCTATCGCTCGCAAGGAATCGGACTTTGACGCGATGCGATGCGGCATGGCTGAGGCAATGCGAGAGTCAACGCTTGCCGAGTTTGGACTTAGGGAAGGAAAGCGGGACTACAAGCCCGAAGGATCGTTTAGTTTACCATCTTTTTTGAAAGGTTAGTTTTATGAGCGTAACAGCTAAAAATGATTGCGGCGGCAGGAATTGGCATTTGTACAACGGTGATTGCTGCGAAGTCATTAAAGACATTCCAGACGAGTCAGTTGGGTTCAGCGTGTTTAGCCCTCCGTTTGCTTCGCTGTATGTTTACAGCGACATTATCAACGATATGGGCAACTGCGAAAGTGACGATGAGTTTTTCCAGCACTTCGGATTCTTAATATCGGAGTTGTTTCGAGTTCTCAAAACAGGTCGGCTTGTGTCGGTGCACTGCATGAATATGCCGAGCACGATTACACGAGACGGATACATTGGCATTCGGGACTTTCGCGGAGACATCATCAGAGCGTTTCAGCGTGCTGGTTTTATCTACCACTCGGAAGTTTGCATCTGGAAGGATCCAGTAACAGCGATGCAGCGAACTAAAGCACTTGGATTGCTCCATAAGCAAGTGGTCAAAGACTCTGCGATGAGTCGGCAAGGCATCCCGGATTACGTTTGCACATTCCGAAAGCCTGGAAAGAACGCCGATCCGATTCAGGGCGAGTTCGATCACTTCGCTGGCGATTCTTTTGAGCAAAGCGGCAACCTGTCCATCGACATTTGGCAGCGTTACGCTTCGCCTGTGTGGATGGACATCAACCAAAGCAATACGCTCAACGCAAGGGCGGCAAGAAGCGAATCCGACACAAGGCACATCTGCCCTTTGCAACTCGATGTTATCCATCGATGCTTGCAACTGTGGAGCAAGCCCGGCGATGTTGTGCTATCTCCATTCGCGGGTATTGGCTCGGAGGGCTATGAGTCGATTAAAATGGATCGCAAGTTTATCGGAATCGAACTTAAGGAAGAATACTTCGCAGAGGCTTGCAGGAATCTCAAGTCAGCCGAGTCGGTTGCAAGTCAACCATCACTCTTTGACGGACTGGAGGACTAAATGTATCAATACAAAGCACAAGTTAAAGCAGTCATCGACGCCGATACCATCGACGTCTTAATCGATCTAGGCTTTGGCGTTCACACAATGCAGCGTCTACGTCTCTACGGCATCGATGCACCGGAGATGCGTAGCGAAGCTGGCAAGATCGCGAAGGAATACGTTAAGAGCGTGTTGCTTGGGGCGGATGCGTCGATGTTCGTCTATGTTCGCACGCTCAAAGACAAGAAGGATAAGTACGGGCGAAAGCTGGCGGTAGTTTATTGGTCTGAAAGTGATTTGATTCACTACGGTTACGAAAGCAAAATTGAAATGATGTCGTTGTCACTCAACTGGCAGATTGTCCAGAACGGGCACGCTGTCGAGAGGTACTGGTAAACCTTGGCCGGGTGGACTTGTTCCGAAGGCTGGTACGCGGTGTGTGCCGTCGGTGAGTGCTTGAGGTCGAAACCCCTTGAGCGAACCGAACTACCGCAGCGGGGCCACGATTTGCAATCATCGGGGGCCGCGTCCCTCTTCCCGCGAAAGCGGGGGAGGGTTTTTTCTATTTCATTCCTATTCTATTTTGTGAACCATGTACCAACTAAGAGACTATCAACAGGATGCGGTCGATCAGACGTTCCGCATGTTGACGAATGCCACAATACCGGAAGCTAAGCCGGTAATATGCTTGCCAACGGGGGCGGGTAAATCGCTTGTGATAGCGGAACTTGCAAGAGTTGCAGTAAGCGATTTCAAGGGCCGCGTATTAGTTCTACAGCATCGCAAAGAGTTGATCGAGCAGAACGCCGAGAAGATTCGAGCGTTACTACCTGGGATTGAGGTAGGCTTATTCTCGGCGGCATTAAAGCAGCGGGAATGCTCGCAAGATGTTGTTGTAGGC